GCAGATCTGCACCAGGCCACGCAGGGTGAGTTTCAGATACTTGCCGGTCAGGAGACGCATACCTACCCTGCCTTTGAACAAATCCCGCTGATTGAGGCGTTTCGCACCGTCCTTCCAGGTGGCAGCGTGAGCGCAACCGCGCTGGCGGCGCAGATGACGCAAGTTCCAGAACTGCCGGCCTTGGCCGTGCTCGGCATGGGCTTGGGGCTGCTGGCGCTAGTCAGGGCAAACGGCATGGGGAAATGACATTGATCGACGCCAGGCTCAGGCAACGCGAGCCGGCTGTGGAAAACCGCGGTCTGCTCGACCTGTGTCACAACCGGCCCTGCTTCCTGCGCTTCGATGGCTGCAAGGATGGCCATCCTGACTGGCCCAGCGTGCCATGCCATCCCAAGAGTCTGGCGCTGGGCCGCGGGCTTGGCCAGAAGTCTCATGACAACCTTGCCGTTCCTGGCTGCCCTGCGTGCCACGCAATCTGGGACAAGATGTCGGCAACGGATCACTTCGAGGTGTTCTGCATCGCCTTCCCGGTGTGGGATACCTACCGCTGGCGCTACGGACTTTTGAGGGTTGCATGATCTGTCACGTGCCCATCCGTCTGTTCAATCCCCTCAACGGCTCGCACTCGCACTGGTCCACCCATGCCGGCCGGCGCAGCGCTCAGCGCAATGCGACGCACTACGCCTGGCTCGAGGCGAAGATGCCACGCGTCCTGCTCGAGGGTCAGCGCGTCAAGATCACCCGCATTGGACCGCGCTCGATGGACGGCGACGGGCTGCAGGCCTCCGCCAAGGCGGTCCGAGATGCGATCGCCAGCCTGCTTGGCATCAATGACGCGCTCGACGTCTGGGTGTACGACCAGGCCAAGGGCGACTACGGCGTGGAGCTCGAGATTGTATGAGCGCCGGCCGCCCCAAGCCAGCCAGCATCGAGCATGACATCCTGGTGGCGTGCCGGCGCGACAAGCGCATATCGCTCGATCGGCTCTGCTCGGTTCTGAGTCGGAAGTACTGCCGTGAAGCGGTGTGCGAGGAGGTTGCCAAGCTGCTCAAGAACGGCGCGCTGTCAATCAACGTGACGGTGTCCTACAGCCCGATGCGATAGGAGGTGACCTATGGACGATGCAACTGCGGCTTGGCACCTTAGCCAAGGCAAATGGCACTGGCGCCGCCGAGGTCGAGGCTGGACCTGGCACAGGAGCCAGGCGAGCTGGCATTACAGGCGTGTGCCGTTCGCCTATCTGGCCCAGGGAACGCTTCAGAAGTATCGGGTCAGACTTGCCGAGAACATCGTCAAGTCAAATCCGCTACTCAACCGACTTGCGCGGTAATTGACCGTGAAACCAAAGCGTTTGCATGATTGCACTGCCGAGGCGTGCGTAAACGGCGGGCCAGTGCTTTCGGTCGGGGCTGCTACCCTCGGGTTGAACTGGTCCGCCACCTAACGAGAGAGCAATGGCCGACAAGCATATCAATCCAATCCTGCCGGTGATGCGCAAGAGGCACGCAGACGACGTGCGCGCCAAGATCCAGGTTTCGCACTTACTCACCCGTCTGACGGGACATATTGAGGGAAAAAACGACTTAAGTCCTACGCAGTTGAAAGCAATAGAAATGCTTCTCGATCGCGCCTTGCCAAGACTGTCCAGCATTGACGTGAACGTAGACGGCGAAGTGCGCAACTACGTCATCAACGGAGAACCACTGACCATCAATGACTGGCAGGAACGATATAGCCTGGGCCCCTCAATCGGGACCTCAGAAAGCGCTAATTGACTGCCCGCTGCCGGAGATCTTCTTTGGCGGGGCGCGCGGAGGCGGTAAAACGGATGGGATCCTGGGCAAGTGGGCGATCAAAGCCAACCGTTACGGACGCCACTTCAACGCCGTGTTCTTCCGCAAAGAGCTACCCCAGCAAGACGACGTCGTCGAGCGCGCAAAGCAGATCTTCTGCTCGGTGGGCGCGAAGTGGTCCGAGTATCGCAGGACCTTTGCCATGCCTGGCGGAGGGCGCGTGCGCTTCCGGCCCTTGCTGGACCTGGCTGACGCCGAGAAGTACCAGGGCCAGAACCTCTCAGATGCCGCGGTCGAAGAGGCCGGCAACTATCCCAGCCCAGCACCGATCGACCGGCTGTTCGGCTGCTTACGATCAACCACCGGCGTTCCCATCCAATTGATTCTGACGGCTAACCCTGCCGGCCCAGGACACCAGTGGATCAAGATGCGCTATGTGGATCCAGCCCCGCACGGCATGCGCATGCTCGAGCGCAAGCTGCCCAGCGGCAACGTGCACCGCTACGTGTTCATACCGTCCAAGGTCCAGGACAACCAGATCCTGCTGCAGGGCGATCCTGGCTACGTCGACCGACTGCACCTGGTCGGCAACGAGCAGCTGGTCAAGGCCTGGCTCGAGGGCGACTGGAGTGTGATTGCCGGGGCGTTCTTCCCCGAGTTCTCGATGACGCATCACGTGCGCGATCCGTTCGAGATCCCGGAGAGCTGGAGCCGTTACCGGGCCTGCGACTGGGGCTCGGCCAAGCCCTTCTCGGTGGGCTGGTATGCGATCAGCGACGGCAGCCTGCCAACCGTGCCACGAGGCTGCCTGGTCAAGTATCGCGAGTGGTACGGCATGCAGCCCGGCCAGCCTAACGTCGGGCTCAAGATGACCGCGGAGGAGGTCGCCGACGGCATCAAGCTACGGGAAGCCGGCGAGACCATCAACCAGGCGATCAGCCGGCTGGACCCGTCCTGCTTCGCAGAAGACGGCGGGCCGAGCATTGCCGAGCGCATGCTGCGCCGTAGTGTCATCTGGAACCGGGCCGACAACACGCGCGTGGGCCGGCGTGGTGCCATGGGCGGCTGGGATCAGGTGCGAGCGCGCCTGATCGGCGAGGAGGGCTGGCCGATGATCCTGTTCTTCTCGACCTGCCAGCACACGATCCGCACCCTGCCGGCCCTGCAGCACGACCAGGCATCGGCCGAGGACGTCGACACCGATGGCGAGGACCATGCCTGCTTCGCGGCTGGGACTGTTATCGATGGGCTCGGGAGCGTCGAAGAGGTGGGGCAACTGACGGGTTGCGATATGCAACTGGTGCGGCTACACTTCGACGATGGATCGCGCATCGATTGCACGCCGAATCACAAGTTTCTGGCTGATGGTGGGCAATGGATAGCGGCGCTCAACCTGGCGGGGAGCCGCGTATCGTCAGCGCAAGCTGTCAGGAGTTTGGCGGGCGCAGGTATTGGCGCTGCGGTCTGTACTTTCAGCGCAATGGCGTGCGACTTCATCGCGTGGTGTGGGAATGCCATCATGGCCCCGTTCCTGCCGGCTGCCATGTTCACCACATCGACGGGGACCGCGCTAACAACAGACTCGCAAATCTCGCGCTCATGCGCGCCTTTGATCACCTATCGCACCACGCAAAGCAAGCCCCAGGGGTCATCCCAAGCACAGCCAGAGAAGCGGCCGCAAGGTGGCACGGGAGCGCAGAGGGGAAGCGCTGGCACGCCGAGCACTTTGCCAAGCATGTTGCTCAGGTCATGGCGCAGCGCGTTGTCAAGACTTGCGAGGTATGCGGGCGAGCGTTCGAGGCGTGCGCTGTCCAAGCGCATCGAGCAAAGTTCTGCCATCAAAACTGCAAGGCAAAAGCGCTGCGTAGGCGTCGAGCCGCTGCCAGGGCTGTATAACGTCTATTGCCTAGGCACGGCCGAGGGCTGGCTTTCAGTCAACGGCCTGGTCGCATCCAATTGCGATGAGACGCGCTACGCCTGCATGGCGCGGCCGTGGGTGGCGACCAAGATCGAGCGCAAGCCCTTCGACTTCGTGCACATCAAGGCGCCAACGTTCAATGACCTGATCGAGAGGAACGATCGGCCGCAGGCGCGGAGACGCATTTGAAGATTCACGTTTACTTCCACGATGACGACCTAAGGAGCCTAATCATGGCAACGAAGCAAGAAGTACTCGATGCAGTGCAAGCCGAGCACGACCAGGTGACCGCGGCTGTCAACGATCTGGGCGCGCAGATCCAGGCGCTCAAGGACCAGATCGCAGCCGGCGGGACGGTGACGTCTGGAGACCTGGACGATATCTTGACGGCGGTGGCTGGGATCTTTACGCCGGCAACGTGAGCTACTACTGCAAGCAATGCGGCGCCTTCGATGCATCTAACACGATCAGGACGCACGTCTGTGCATCTAACGGGGCATCTAACCATGCATCTAACAGAGTCGCAGAGGTTCCAGCTAGCGCGGTGGTTGCCGGTCCTGCGCCCGTACATGGTTCTCAGCTACATGAGGCTGGCAAGGGAGGAACTAAGCAACGCTGGAGCCGGGAAGCCTACAACGCCTATCAGCGGCAACTGATGCGCAAACGTCGCGCAGCGCAACATGGCTGAACCTCTCGCACCCGCCGGCCCAACCGATCAGCAGAAGACTGACCAGGAGCTCGTCACGACCTGGCTCAAGGCGATCGAGCGCGCCGGGACGCACGAGGAGAAATGGCGCAAGCGCGGGCGGGACATCATCGAGAAGTACCGGAACGAGAAAGCAGACATTCTCGGGACGAATCAGCAGTTCAACATCCTGTACGCCAACACCGAGGTAAAGAAAGGCGTGATGTATCAGCGCACGCCCATCCCGGACGTTCGCAGACGCTGGCTCAGCCGCAATGATCCTGCCGGCCGGGAAGCGGCCAAGGTGCTCGAGCAGGGGCTCACCTACGCGATTGACGCCTACGACTTCGATGAGATGATCGAGGCGTGCGTGCAGGACGTAACGCTGCCGGGGCGCGGCCAGGCGCGGGTCAAGTACGTTCCCACGTTCAGCCCGGTGCGCGTCCCGCTGCAACCAAACGCGGCGGATCCTACGCAGTTGCTGGGTCAGGACAACCAGCCGGTCGACCCTTCCCGCGTCCAGATGGATGAGCAAGGCCCGCATCTGCCT